AGTATAAGAATAACTACTATAAGGCAGTTCTTTATAGGTCTTCACATGTGCCTACATGACCCAATTCTATATGTACGATAATGTCAGGAATCGAACATATAAACTTTATCACTACATCAATCATCAATGATATCAGTAGTTAACATGGTAATGTTCAATAAAGTAATTACTGAACATAGGGGGAAGGGGATGGGTGTGGTCTCTAAGTTGCTGATTTTATTAGGCATAGGCCGGTATAACCCCCCTGGGGTCTGATATGGGGGGTGATATCTGACATAGTCAACACACCTCCCCCAATTATTTTCCCAAAAAAATTATTAACCATTTTTCGACTATCTCAACATGGCCAGGATTGGAGACAAGATAAGTTTTGAACTTCAGGATGAATTATTCAAGAAGGGGATTAAGGTAGTCCGGGCACAGATCATCCGTCAGTATCCCAAGACTAATGGATTAGCATTTGACTGCATTGATTTAGATGATCCTGACATCCATTACACGATTGCTGCAGATGAGAAGTTCATTTCGATCAACGATTGATGACATCAAGAATCAGGTTAAAGAATCGGGTGGTTCACTCACCAAGTTACCAACTCCATTTCACGCTCAGTCGATTCATGACTGGCTTAAAGACAAGTTACCCAAGCACCTAGAAGTTTGGATCATAGAAGCACCAGGAAGGGAGAATGAAGTCAATGTATACACCATTGGTAGTCCTGACAGAGAGGGAGTTAATGTTAGGAGCAATAGCAGGAGTTCAAAGGCAAGTAGAGTCCCAGAGAGGTTCAAACGGTGGAAAAGAGACAAATTCCCATTACGAGAAGACTTATAACTCTGTTGGTCCTGGTGGTTTATGGAACAATCACATTGAGGGTGCCCTGGGTGAGTTTGCAGTTGCAAAGTATTTAGGACTATATCCATCAGGAATCAGTGAAAAGGATGCAGTGGATGTTGGTGGTCATTATGAAGTCAGGACCAGGCCTCTGGAGTACCAGGAACTATTTGTAAATAAGAAGGACGATCCTGACAAGTATTACATTCTTGCCCAGGGTTCTTTTGGTGAATACACCATCCGGGGTTGGATCACTGGTTATGAGGTATTTTCTCATCCTGAGTGGTTCCACAATAATTCCGGCAAACTTTCTTACAGTTACTGGGTACCCCATGAATTTTTATATTCACTTGAAACATTACCAAAAGAAGCACCATGTCCAGAGACAATATATTTACAGAGTTCATTGAGAAGTATAAAACAGACCCAACCAGATTTGTTCGTGAAATCTTAGATCAGGAACCAGATCCCTGGCAGATTGAGTTGATGGAAGCAACTCTGACTGAAAGATTGTGTGCCGTAAAGTCTGGACATGGAGTAGGAAAATCGACATGTTGTGCGTGGTTGGCACTCCAGTCACTCTGTTGTACGTATCCTACTAAGGTAATTTTGACTGCTCCAACTTCTTCTCAGTTGTATGATGCCCTTTTTGCAGAACTAAAGTCCCAGGTATTGAGATTACCCCCAGCATTGCAGCAACTGTTTGAAGTATTTTCAGAAAGAATTGTTTTAAAAGCAGATCCTTCTGGTAGCTTCATTTCATGTCGAACTGCCAGAAAAGAGCAACCGGAGGCCCTGCAGGGTATACATTCAGGTGGTCCAGGGGATTCTGGGAAGGTGCTCCTAATATGCGATGAAGCCAGTTCGATTGATAATGCAATTTTTGAGGCAGCAGGAGGCAGTCTTAGCGGAAACGCAACTTTAATATTAGTGGGAAATCCAACAAGATCAGAGGGTTACTTCTATGATGCATTCACAAAATTAAAAGATAGGTGGTGGACCAGAACAGTTTCATGTGAAGGTTCTTCCAGGGTAACTCCGGAGTATATTTCTGAAATGGCAGAAAGATACGGAACCGACTCTTCCACATATGCCATAAGAATTAAGGGTAATTTTGCTGAGACAACAGAAGACACCATCATTTCAAATTCTCTTGTTGAGGCTGCAGTAACTAGGGATGTTGATCTATCTGAAACTGCACCTATTGTGTGGGGCCTGGACATCGCAAGATTCGGGTCTGATAAGTCTGCACTCTGCAAACGCCAGGGCAACCATGTCATAGAACCTATCAAGAGTTGGTCCAAGTTAGATTTAATGGCATTGACTGGATCAGTACATGCAGAGTATCAAAAAGCACAATCAGAAGGTAAGGCACCCCAGGAGATTCTTGCCGATTCATGCGGTTTGGGGGCCGGAAGTTGCGATAGAATGAGGGAACTTGATATGCCTGCAGTTGATGTGAACACTGGCGAGTCTGCATCTGTTACTGGTCAGTACAAGAATTTGAGAGCAGAGTTGTGGCACAAGGCAAAAGAGTGGTTTGAGCAACTGAACTGCAGAATACCCAGGGATGAAAGATTAATGTTTGAATTGTGCTCACCCAGATACACCTATGAATCCACTGGTAAGATCCGTATGGAGACTAAATCCGAAATGAAGAAACGCATTGGACATAAGGGTTCCCCAGATTTTGCTGACAGTTTTGTCCTAACTTTTGCAGGTACCAGTGCAATCATGTCTGGTGCAACCGGAGGATGGGCAAAACCACTCAAAAGAAACCTTCCAAATCTTTACTGAATCTCAGTAGCACCTGTCCCCTTACATTTCAATGATATAATGATAAAAGACACCCATGTCGAACTATGTCTAATAGTTAAATAACCCCACTGAGAGAGATCTGAGACTCCCAAATGCCAGAATATACCCCTGAACTAGAAGAATTAACCGAATTACCCAGATTTGACACTGATGAAGAATCAGGGTATGTGGATGAAGATGAAGAAATAGAAGAATCTCCAGAAGAAATGGATGAGGAAGAGTTTTCTGGGTATGTGTCCCGGATGCTGGAGGATTCCATCCAATACTGCGATGAACTATCAACTGACAGAGTAACTGCTTCCAAATATTATTCCGGTCACCTTCCAGAACAGGATGATGAGGGTAGATCTGGTGCAACCAGCTACGATACAAGAGACACAATCAACGCAATCCTTCCAAGTTTGATGCGTGTTTTTTTTGGTGCAAATAAAGTTCTTAGATTCAATCCAAAAGGCCCAGAAGATGTTCAGCAGAGTGAGCAAGTCACTGATTATATTAATAATTTGATCCTGGAGAAGCAACCGGACTTTTTCAAGACAATGATGGCAGTGTTTAAGGATGCACTGATCAGGCGAACTGGAGTTCTCAAGTTCTGGCATGAAGAGACAGAGAAAGTAACTTCTTCCAGGTTCTCTGGTCTGGATGAACAGCAGGCTCAGATTCTGGCAGGAGAGGATGATGTAGAATCTGTTGAGATGGAGGAATCCGGTCAGACTGCAGAAGGAATACCACTTTTCAATGTGACTCTCAAAAGACGAATTAAGGAAGGAAACATAAAAATAGAGGCACTTCCACCAGAAGAATTTCTAATTTCCAGAACTGCAAAAAGTGTTGAAACTGCTGATATTGTAGCCCATCGGAGCTACAAGACGATCTCTGACTTGGTTAGTTTGGGATACGATAGGGACGAGATTGAGGAACATGCAACTACAGAAGAAAGTTTTTCAAACAATGAAGAATATTACAACAGACATGCAGATAATGCCACCCGGCACCAGGGTAACTTAGAACCTGCCTCACGGAAGGTCCTATATTGCGAATCTTTTGTCAGAATTGATAAAGATCAAGATAATTTTTCAGAATTGTTACGTGTTTGCACCATTGGGAATGCCCACAATGTTGTCAATGTAATGCCTGTTGATCAGGTGCCTTTTGTGTGCCTGACCCCAGATCCCACCCCTCACAGTTGGGACGGTGCCTCAATAACCGATATTGTTGCTGATATTCAGAGAATCAAATCATCCATTTTACGGAATGTCATGGACAGTTTGGTTATGGCAGTAAATCCAAGAATGATGGTGCAGGAGGGTGCCGTAAACATGAAAGATGTTCTAAATACTGAAGTTGGAGCAATTATAAGAGCCAAAAACCCAAATGCAGTCACTCAACTTTCGATGCCGTTTGTTGGACAGGCCGCATTACCAATTCTTGGAATGTTAGATGAAATAAAAGCAAGTCGTACCGGAATCACAAAAGTCAGTCAGGGTCTGGATGTTGAGTCTCTGACTTCAACTGCAAAAGTTGGAATTGATGCAGGTGTTAAGGCTGCACAAGCCCACATTGAACTGATTGCCAGAATATTTGCAGAGACTGGACTAAAACCACTGTACAAAGGTGTTTTGAAGTTGGTCTGTCAGCACCAGGATCGTGAGAAGATGGTGCGGCTCAGAAACCAATGGGTACCAATTGATCCAAGATACTGGGATGCCGATATGGATGTTTCGGTTGATATTCCACTGGGTGGTGGATCAGATATGGAAAAGATGGCATTCTTAGAGAATATAGCCCAAAAGCAGGATACCCTGCTTCAAAAGTTGGGTCCTGAAAATCCAATTGTAAACCTCAAGCAATACCATCTTACTCTCTCCAAGATTGTAGAGCTTGCTGGATTTAAGGACCCTTCAATGTTTTTTGGTGACCCAGAACAGTACCAGGCACCAGAACCTCCACCTCCACAACCGACACCAGAGGAGCAGTATATTCAGATTCAGGGTCAGAAAGCACAATCTGATGCCCAGAATGATATGGGTAAACTTGAGCTTGAAAGGGAGAAGATGATCAGGTTGGATGACAGAGAGAAGGACAGGAACGAAACTCAGGCTCAGTTGTCGGTGATGGATATGGAAGCAAAATACAACACGAAAATGGACACTGAGAAAATAAAGGCAAATATTGAACGGAACCGGGAAGCAGCAAAAGAGAGAGAAGCAATGATTAAAGCCCAACAACAGCAAGAGCAACAGGCTCAGCAGCAACAGATGCAAGCTCAGCAGCAAGCTCAAGCCCAACAACAGGCACCTCCACAACAACCCCCACTGCCACAAATGCCACCAAATGCCTAAACATGTTTTTGATCAGTACAGATCAGAACTGACCCAGGGTAAAGAGAAACCCTGGTGGGACTTTTCAGATCTGGCACTGACAACTGATATGGGAACCCTTTTGCCAGAAACAGGCAAACAAATTCCGGGCATTGCTTCTGGTCTTTTGTTGGATGTTTTACCTACCACTTCAAGTTTACGATCAGGTGTAAGATCTACAGAGGAGACAGCAAAATTTAAGGAATTATGGGACCAGGGGGAATATAGAAAGTCAATTCCACATGGGGTTTGGGCATTTCTGGAAGCAATAGATACCCATGTTTCAAATCCAGCAATATTAGGTGGTCTTGGTTCAATTTTAGCCACTCCTATTGATGTTGCCAGAGCAATAAAAAATGCAAACAAGCTAAACAATAAACCTGTTCTTTCTCTCCTGCCCCATGAGATCCCTAAATATGTTGGCAAGATCCCAAATTTAAAGCCTGGGATGTTGAAGGGTAAGAAGGTGTTTCCAATCCATGCAGACCTCACAGATGGTGGAGTGGCATATACAGGTATTGATTCCGCTAAATTAGAACAGGGTGTTGCATTACATGGGGGTAAGAAATACCCTAGTTTGGACCATTCTAGGTCTGGGAATGTGGTTTGGGCAGTTCAAGGTGGTGAAGATCAACTTCTTAAAAAAGCACAAAATTCTGATTATGCAGTAGTGGTAGCAATGAGCCATGATGCACATATGAGTAATACATCGGTTAATATGTCTGCTCTAGGGACAGTAAAGGCATATATCAGAGATGGAAGGATCAGTAAGGGTAATATTAAAAGAATTAATAAATTAATTAAGACACCTACTGAAAAAATGAAACTTGCAGTAAAGGAGGATTTGGCTAATTTCCCAGGGGTAGAAAGTGATCCAAATGTATTAAAAGATTATTTGCAAAGTGTTTCTTTTCCTGTAAGAGGGAGAATTCTAACCCAATTATCAACATCTGATGCAGGTAAACTGGGTGTCCCAAATATGACAAAAATATTAAGAAAGGTTGAAGATCCAGATACTTATGGATCGAATTTAGGAGATGCACTACTTGTCCTTAAATTAGATAAAGGGAAAAATAATCTTGTCGAATTAGGAGTTCACCCAGGGACAAGAGAACATCCATCTTATAAATATGGTGTCAAAGGTAAGGTAGTTGGTAAGTTCCCAGCACCTACGGCATACGAATCTGTATTTCCCGATTTTGCAAACCCGAAATTAGCAGAAGGTACAAGATTTGACACTGTAATGAGATCATCTACAATGTCAGATTTTAATCAGGTACTGTCAGAAGATGTTCTAAAAAATATCCCATTCACTCCACTTCAGCATATTCAGTCTCCCAGGCAGGCACATCTTGCTCTGGAAGCAGCAAAAGATAACTGGAAGACTACAATGATGCCTGTAGGTAGAGGTGGTGCATCTCCAACAGATTTTATTAATGCAATCAGAAATTCAGATGCATCTGCAACACTGACCGAATACTCTGTAAAGCAAATTCAGCAGGGTGTGAAGAGTGGTAAGTTTAATGTTTATCAACTTGGTGGTAAAGACTCCCAGGTCTTTTTTGGAATAAAAGAGACAGATTATGCAGCAGATTATGGGTTCATTCACCCTGATCTGGGACCAAATGAAAGGGCAATAGTAGGAGTTGTAAACAATGAACCTGGTGCAAAAGGGATTGCTGCACCTGGAGTTATGGGAAAAGCAATCCAGGAAGGTGCAACTGCATTGGATGCATTTGCAGTTCCAAGCAAAAAATACCCTAGTGGTTTTCTGCCAAAGGTGTATAATGATTATGGGTTTGTTGAACTTGGCAGACTTCCTTTTGAGGAAAAATATTATTCGGCAACACAATTAAAAGACCTAAAGGAGTATTGGAGATCAACCGGATGGGATGAATCTCTTGGTATGCCTGAGATGGTCTTTATGAAATGGAAAGGTGACAATGCAATACGATCCAGTGCAATTAGACTTATTAATGAAAATAGTAGCCTCAAACCTGGGGGACAGACTACCGGGATTATTAAAGCAGCAAGAACACATTCTGGAAAACCAACTGGACCTGCTCATGGAAGACCATCAGGGCCAAGCCCAGTCAATAACCCCAGAGGAACTGGAGGGAGCGTACGAAATAGCAATGCTCCACACTCCGGTCAACGCTTCAGTGATGTCCTCTCAGAACTCTCCCTCCTAAGTCCCAACCAACTCCAAAATCTTGGGTTGACTCCTGAATCTCTATTGTACTAATGGAGGTTCAATGGATGAAATAGATCAGGAACTAAAGGACTCCCAGAGAGCAGAAGAATTGCTGAATGATCCCCTCATTCAGAAAATATTCCAAGACCTAGAAGATAAATATATTGATGCCTGGAAGGATTCTGATTTAAAAGATTCTTTAGGCAGAGAAGTATTGTTTCAATTGATTTGGGCGATAGCAGAGGTTCGTAGTCATTTCAATGTTATAATAGAAAAAGGAGAATTTCATAAATCGACATTGAGTCGGTCTATGAAACGTAAAAGTTAATTAAAATGGGAGCAACCTATGGCAGAAGCAGCAGGACTCCAACAAGCAGAGACAGTTTTTCAGTCAATGTTGTCCGGGGAAACCGATAAACAACAGCAGTTGGAAGAAGTACCAGAAGAGGCAGAAGTTGAAGCAGAAGAACCTGAGATTGAAGCCGAAGCTGAAGAAGTCGAAACTGAGGAAGATCAACCAGAAGAAGAAGAAGAGCAACCTGATAAATACTACCGGGTAAAAAGAGATGGTGTAGAATATGAGGTGACGCTTGATGAGGCTTTAGCAGGTTGGCAGAGACAGCAAGACTATACAAAAAAAACGCAAGCAGTGGCAGAAGAAAAGAAGCAACTGCAAGCGGAACAGGAGGCTGCAAAAAAAGAACGGTTGCAGTATCAGCAACGTGT